AAATGAATCGTCAAATGACTCAAGCACAGGATCGGAAACGTCCCTGCCTGTGCATTACATATTAGATCACTCTTTGAGTGGTCTTTTTATTTTGGAAGGGGAGTAAAAAAATGAACGAAAACCAATTAAGAGAGTTGTTTAAAACGAATGAAGCAAACAAAACAATGGAGGCGACATTCTACGAAACTCAAAAAAGCTTAGCGTTAATCGCAAAACAAGCTAAGTATTTCTACGATCAGCTTATTCTGCAAGGATTTAATGAAGGACAGGCTATGAAATTTATGATGCGAACCTTTTCTGCCAGTAACCAACAGAAAGAGTGATACATAATGAGAAACTACTGGTATGTATCGCTAATTAATGAATATCCTCGAACCATTGATGATTGTTCAGTGCGTGTTGTGCGTTCTGTACAAATCAAAGGGAAGTACTCCATTGTTGAAATGGAGAGAGAAGCAACACCAAAAGAGATAGATAAATGCAAGCTGATATATTGCGGTCATGGCTATTGGAAAGACGAGTATATCCAATACAATATAGAGAGGTACATCAAATGAATGATAACTATGATTGCATCAAGTTGTTAGCAAGTGATTATTAGATGTTTTTAGGAGGGAAACTATGAAATTAAAAGATTATATCAGAGAAGGGTATAACATTGTAACTTCACCAAATCTAGCTTACAAAATTCAAGAAGATTATCCCAATGCTTTAGTGTTTACTGATAGAGCTTTAGATGCCATTCCTATAGGGAAGTTATTAGTTGATCGTTTTTATAGCAATGATCCAGCTGTTCTTAGTGCTAAGTCACTTCAAAACGCTTATGCTATTGAACGCTTTAGTTGCGAGTTTACTAGTTATAAGATAGTAGCACAAATGACAGGAGAGACAAGAAGAAAAGTAATGCAACAGATCAAAAAGAGGATTGATGAATCGGCGTTAGATGATAGAAGTAATGCGAACCTTCTAGAGATCAAACTGAAGGACACTGATTCAGTACCGGAGGTTTGGTACAAAGGTGAGAAGTTAGAGGGATTGATAGATGTAAGCTATCACTACCATACAACAACTGAAGTGGTAGCTGGTTCAACAAACGACATCAATATGGAGTACCTAGGTGAAGTAACTAAGTATCCAGATATAAAAACAATCAGACACAAAAGAGAAGTATAGCTGTGCCTAAAATCAAATGCGCTGTGTCTATCTGCCGCGAATACGTTGAGTTACCCAACCGTTATTGCGAGAAACACAAAGGCAATGCAGACAAGACGTATAACAGAGAAGTAAGACACAACAAAGAGAACATGAAATATGCTCGCTTCTATGCTTCAAGCCAATGGAAGAAGCTAAGACGTAGCAAGCTGGCAGACCAACCACTATGTGAAGAGTGTTTGAGAAATGGGAAAATAACCAGTGCTACGATAGTCCATCACAAAACGGAAGTAAAAGAAGATTGGGATAAAAGGTTAGACTACTATACGTTAGAAAGTATTTGCCAGTCGTGCCACAACAAAGAGCATAAAAAGGCATATAACCTTAAAAGGCTCTAATTTGCGTTCTAAGGTGTTTCACCTAAAGTGTATATAAATATACTAAATAATAGTTTTGATAAAAAATAAGCCCCCCTATGTCGCTAGAACGAAGAAAATCGATGCCCTCCCTTGTGTGAAAAAGATTCCCTTTAGAAAATTTGTAAAATAGATAGGAGTGATGAAATGAGCAAAGGTAGGCCGAAGAAATTGCTTAACGCAAGCAAAAAGAATTACACAAAAGAAGAAATTGAAGCTAAAAAAGCCGAAGAAGAAAAGCTATACAACTATCCAAGACTGGACTTTTCAAATTATCCGGTCGGGCTTTTGAAAGAAGCGAAAAAAGAGTGGGATAGAATCTCTCGCTACATTCAGGACTTGCCTATTTCAGAACTAGACCAACAAACAATGATTCGCTACTGCAACTACTCGTATCTGTACGACAAAGCAAGCAAAGAGTTAGACGAACAAGGCTTTTTGATTGACGGACGAAAGAATCCATTGATTGATACAGTCAATTCATTCTCGAAAGAACTAAAAACAGCCACTAATGATTTAGGACTGACAATCAACTCACGTCTAAAGATTGTCAATCCACAAGAAATGGAGAAAGAACCAGACGATCCGTTTGCTGAAATGATGAACGAAGCTGATAACGATGATTGACCACGTTCAAAAATATATTGATGCAGTAGAGTCGGGCGATATTTTAGTTGGTGAGAAAATACAGCAAGCTATCGATCGCCATAAATCAGATATTGAGAAATCGAAGCAAGATGATTATCCATTTTATTATGAGCCAAAATATGCAAAAAATATTATTAAGTTTATTTCAATGCTGCCTGATCCGAAATCTGGCAAGCCGAATAAACTAGCGCTTTTCCAAAAATTTATTCTAGGGATGTTATGGGGCTGGCGTAGAAAAGATGACGATACAAGAAGGTTTAGAAAAGCTTATCTATCATTGGCGAGAAAGCAAGGCAAGTCTTTAATCGTATCCGGAATGAGTTTATATTGCTTAATCTATGAACGCAATCCGTATCAGGCAAGACAGATATATGCGACAGCCAATAAGAGGGACCAAGCGAAAATTGTATTTAACATGGTGAAATCACAGCTAAAAGCATTGCGTGGCAAAAGCAAAACAATAAAGAAATTTACTAAGGTTCTGCAAAATGAATTATTGACAACTGATGATTCGTTTATGAAGCCTTTATCATCAGATGCCGATACTTTAGACGGGCTCGATTGCTATTTCGCGTGTTTTGACGAGTACGCCTTGTCGAAAACAGCGGAAATGATGGACGTTATCGAAACATCAATGAGTCAGCAAGACGAACCGTTGACGATTATTATTTCCACTGCTTCGAGCAAATTAAATTATCCGATGTACTCGGTTGAGTATCAATACATTAGTAAATTGCTAAAAGGCGAAATCATTGGTGATGAATACTTAGCGCTTTGTTGGGAACAAGACAGTGTTAAAGAGATTAACGATAAAGAAACGTGGATAAAATCGAATCCACTAATGGAGATCCCAGAACAAAAAGAAAAACTGACTGAGAAAAAACAAAGCCTGTTAAACGAAGGCAAGGCAAAAGGAAACATCTCAAACGTTTTAACTAAAGAATTTAATATGTGGGTACAATCCTCGCAAGAAAGTTACATGAACGAAGAAGAATGGCTTGGTGCGATTGCGCCAGATTATATTAAAAATACTGATCTGACAGGCCGTGAAATTTATATTGGTGTCGATTTATCACGAGTGAATGACTTAACTTCAATATCTTGGATTATTCCAATTCGTGAGGAAAAGAAATTCTATATTGATAGTTATTCTTTTGTTGCTAATCGAGGTGGGATTGAAGCGAAGGAAAAAGAAGATAAAACGCCTTATCGTCAGTATGAACAAGCAGGCTATTGCACGATCAGTAGCAATGCTGACGGTCTGATTGATTATCATGATTTAGTTGATTGGATAACTGATTTCATAGAAAGTAATAGCTTTGAATTAAAAGGAATCTTTTATGATCCGTATAACGCCGGCAATGTTATTACTGACTTATCAAAATTCTATGAAAAAGAAATGATTGAGACACGTCAAGGATTAATTACTTTGAACGCACCAACGAAACAATTGCGTACAGACATTATTCAAGGCAAGACAGTTCATTCCAACAACCCTCTACTCAATCGAGCGATAAGGAATGCAATCACGAAAGAGAATAACGATACGATCATGATTGATAAAGCAATGAATCGGAACAAGATTGACCCACTAGATGCGTTAATCAATGCTTACACGCAAGCGATGTATCATGATTTTGACGAAGAAGACATTAACGAATTAATCGAAAAAGGAGAGTATGGATTTGGTTGGTAACTTATTGCGAATATTAGTAATTTTACTTTATGTGCTGGGACTAGCTTCATTCGTAGTCGCGGCTTTTTTGTTTAATTTGGTAGTTGGTTTTTTAACAGTTGGTATCTGTTTGATGCTGACTGTTTTTATTTTGGTTCGAGAGTCCGGAATGTAGCTGAAAGGAGGTGAATAAATGGGATTATTCTTCAAAACAGAAAAGCGCAGCCTGTCGAGCCGATCTGAATCGATGCTGGATTTTATAACAAATGCAGATGGATCTGTGACGATTAATTTTGATAGCGAAACAGCATTAGAACAATCCGATGTTTTCACCGCGATTAAAATCTTATCTGGTGATATTGCAGCAAGCAAGTTCAAGTTTGTGGACGAAAAGAATACGAATCCTCAAAAATTAGATTTATTAAATGCTAAGCCTAATTCATCGATGACTCCATATTCATTCATGTTTGCGACTATAGCTCAAATGCTACTGTCTGGTAACTCCTTTGCTATCATCCGCGATAATTGGCTAGAGTTTGCTAAGCCGTCTCAAATAGTCGTTTATGAGGACTTAGAGACAGGCCTGCTGAGGTATGAGTACACCAACAAAGCTGGAACGTCTTATAAAGTTGATAGTTCGGAAATGCTTCATTTTAAATATGTGACTGTAAACGGAAAAACTGGTATCAGTCCATTAGACGCTCTAAGAACTGAGCTTTCAATGCTAGATAATGGCAACAAAATGTTGAGTTCATTCTTCAAAAAAGGGATTCAAGCTGGCGGTGTGCTGAAACTAAATAAAGGCACGCTTAATAATTCTTCGAAGAAACAGATTAAACAGGATTTTGAAGAAGTAAATAGCGGTGCATCGAATGCAAATAGTGTGATCGTTTTGGATGACACGCAAGAATTTAAACAGTTTGAGATTAATACAGATATTTTGAAGATGATTCAAAACAATGTCTACTCAACGAAACAGATTGCTAAAGCATTTGGTATCCCACTTTCTAGATTTGGCATGGAACTAGTGAACACCAAAGATGATGCCGCTAATGATGTG